GCTTGTGTTAACAGTAAAAAAAAAATTATCTGTTACGTTTGTTGTAACTCTCGCGCCACTAACAAACTTTCCTGTAGTAATAGCATAACCAGCAGCTTTTGCAATGTTCGATCCTGCTATCCCATCAAACGATCCTGGATTTGTATATGTTCCAGCAACTGATGGTGTTCCTCTAAATCTATATGTTGTTCCATTTGTTAAACCGTGTTCAGGGGAAAAAACATTTATTACACCTGACGAAGCTGCATAAGTTGTAAATGGATTTTCTGGTAATAATTGTGCTACAGCAGTTTCTGTTCTATCACCTCTTATATTTAATAATGCTTGTGCATCAGCTTTGTGAGCTTTTGGATCAATTTGAGGATGTTTTGATTCAAATTCTGAAATATGAACTAAAGAACCATTCCATTCTTTTACCATTTCATTATATGGAAACTCCATTCCTGATCTATCTGATATTGCTTTTGCGTGTTTTCCTGATGCGTATGCCATAATTATATATTCGGGTAATAAGTTTGAGGAGTTATAAATGAACTAGATGCAGAACCATCTTCTGCTAAAGCTCTAGCTAATTCAGTTTCATAAAGCGCTTGCATTTGTTGAACTAATTGTGGTGCAAATTTTTGTGCTAAGTAAAAAGCTAAACCTGATGCCATACAAGGTACAAATCTATAAGGCACATCTGTTGAATCTGTGTAAGTAGAATCAACATCTTCTATTCTTTTTAAATAAAAGAAATTTATAGCTTTAGCTGCGTTAGTTGCATCTGGTGTTGGATAAATTGTAAATGTAGTTTTGTCTATGAACCTTTGAACAAAATATTGTGAAGGTGTTCCTTTAGAAAGTTTATTTCCTAAAGCAGAATAAGCTGATCTTGCTATTTTAGTTAATCCAGAATCTGATTGGTTAACAGCAGTTCTATTGTTTCTTAAAGTTGCTTCAAGAACATCTGCTACACCATAAGTATCAGCAGGAGTTGTTACAGCACTTGTACCATCAGAAGTTGCTCTAAAAAATATATATTCAGATTGACCTTCAACAAGATTAATATCTGTCTCACTAACTTCCCAGTAATGTACACCTCTATTACCCCATTCTTGAAAAAGAATGTTTAAAGATCTTCTTGCAGTTTTTAATTGATAACCAGAAACAGATTGTAAACCTATTCGTTCATAAGCTTCTGTTATTATTTCATCTACAGCAAAAGTTTTATCGAAAGTAACTGTGCCAGATGTTGTATTGGCCATAAGCTACCTCCTAATATAATTTTTTAAATTCTGCTATTACCGTATACATGTTACCCGCATCTGCGGCACCTGCAACTACAAGGTTAACATCACTTTGATTACTGTTAGCTGATTTGTCAGTTTTTAATCCACCAAATTCTCTAAAATCCCAATAACCTGATCCTGTTAAACCAATAATAGGTATATCACCATTGTTATCTTCTTCATCCATACGAATAAAAGAATCTCCACCATTTCCAGTATCAGCTGAAAACCATACTCTTTGTAATACTAAGTGTAAACAAGATGCACCATTTGCATTGTTAGCCATTGCTGACACATCTCCAAAAACTGTTGATCCGCCATCTCCGTCTGATTCATTTACGTATTTAATAACCACTCTAACATCATTTTCTTGCATGATAGTTGGTCCTGTTACTGTGTCTGCCATAATCCCTCCTTAATCAAGATTACTGAATGGGGCCGAAGCCCCACTCTAATTAGTTATTAGTTATTAGCTGTTGTAACTGCGATAGTTCCACCAGTAGTTCTAATCATCATTTTTACAGCCATACTGTCTGTGTCAGCAGCAGCTTCAAAATAAATGTAAGATCCAGCTTTGATAGTCGTCTCTGCAGCAGATGCTGTTAAGATAATCTTAGCATGTGCATCTGTAGTTCCTGCTTCACGTTCTAGTACGTTAGTTCCAGCGCCTGTAACAAATGCTTCAAAAGAAGAAGCATCAAGTTCATTATTTGTCTGTACTTGTAAAGTAAGAACTGCAGAAGCAGCGATTACATTGTCAGTAAAAATAATTAAACTTTTATGAGTGTCAGAAGCTAGATCAGTAGTTGATGCTGTTAATGCTAGTGTTGCACCAACATTACCTGTGTATCTTACAACTGATTGGTTAGCTGCAATATTTGTAGCTCCAGCTGCGATTGCAAAATCAGTTCCTACTACACCTGTTCCACCAAAAATAGCACCTGTTTGTGCTGCTGTAAGAACAGCAGATTGATTTGCTACTTTTTCTAAAGCCATTGATAATCTCAATGCTGTGTTAGGGTTTGTAAGAAGATCATCTACGTTTGCAATAGTACCTTGATCGGGTTTACCAAAGTTAAGAGACCATGTAGGATTTAATCCTAAAGGTACTGTGTTAACTCCTTCATTAAAAAAATCTGAGATACCATTAAGTGATGAAGATAAAACAGTTGTTCCACCAACGGAAAGATTTCCGCTTGAGTCGATTGTTGTGTTGTCTGTAATAGCACCTGTTGTAGCATTTTTAGAGATTTGTTTAAATCCACCTTCTGCTCTAACCGGACCGTTAAATGTTGTATTAGCCATGTTAATATTCCTCCTAGAATATAATAAATGTAGTCCCTAGGGGTTGTCGACTATACGCGTCTACATTTAAATTTATTTATATATAGTGTGTAATTTATATTATACTTTTTAGTAGAGTGCAAGAGACCCCGTAATAAAAGTGCGATTTCAGCGATGTAGCTTTGTGTCTTAAGTAGCTACAGAAACTTGTGGAGCAACACCTTCTGCAGTGTTTTGTCTGTGAGCAATTTCAGCTTCTTCCAGCTTGATCTTAGTAATGACTTCTTTAACTTTGTCATCAATTCTGACCATTTCAAGAGTATATCTATCTTCATTAATATGCTCCTGTTGCCACTTCAACTCCAAGGACCTTTTTTGTTTGTATAGGTCTTGTATCATTTATAACCTCTTCATAAGTTATACGTTTTATCTCGTTATTATAACTGTTTCCGAGATATTCCCATTTTATACTTTTTTCTCCCAATTTGTCAAGTATTGATTCTTCGACAGAAATAGCATTATCATCGGCTAAAATATTAAATTTAGCGTAGTGATCGTATGCCCATATATTTATTGTGAATTTTTTCATTGGTTTTTCTTTCTAAATTTCAATTGTGGCGGAACAATGTCCCGCCACAAAAATATTATGATTATGCTCCCGGTGATCCGAAAATACCTCTCCAGTCAGAGAACCCAAATGAGTATCTCTCTCTAGCTTTGTATCTTACGTTACCAGTTGTAAAGTCGCCTTCCATAGATGTTTTCATAGGTGATCTAACGAAATGTTTTAACCCATTAGGCACATCTGTTTTGATGAAAAACGCATTAGTATCAGTTAAGTAATGATTTATTACATAACCTTGAGGGATCATTCCCATATTACTTAGTGCATTGATATCATTATCAGCTGTTCCAACTCTATTGGCAGTTTTCATTAATCTCTCAGCTGTAAATTGAAGCGCAGAAGGAACAATCATTTTCATTCCTTTAGCCGCAATTTTCAGACCACGTTCATCAGTTAGTGCTGCAATGTCAATCATTGCTTGCTCTAAAGATGTTTCGTTAAGGTCTGCAGCAGTTGATAGTTCATTTTGCTCAGTACCAGCAACAATTACGTGTGCTGTTGAACAAAGTTCTAAACCATCTCCGCCAGTGTATGAACTGTTAAACGCTCTGTTAAGAACATTTGCTGCTTTAACTTGTTTAGAATTAGCCATAGATCTAGCTAATGCTTTTGTATATCTAGACGCGAGTCTGTCATACAAGTTATCTTCAATCGCTTCTTCAGTGATTGAGAACGCTAAAGCAAGCGTTTCATGCGTGTAACGAGCCGTGAAAGTTTCTTGTGCTGCGTCGTAGTTAACACTTTGACCTTCAGGTTTTACAGAAGCATTTCCAAATCCAGATAACATAACTTCTTCTTCAAAAGCTCTGTCTGAATTTTCTGAACTGAAAATTTCTGCATGTTCGTTAGCGTAGTTTTTGTACTCCAAGCCGAATAGTGCATTCAAACCTGGCTCTAGTTCTTTAACTAGTTGTCCTCTTGATATAGCCATATTTTATTCTCCTATCCTGCTATTATACGCCAGTTGCGGTCATATAGAAATGTTCTGCAATGATCACTTTAAAGTTACAATTAGCTGATGATAAATCGCTATTGTCTGGATCGTCAGAAACTCCGATAATTCGCAAGTTGGCTGTTGTTGTTGATTGAGTATCCGTAATTTCAGTTTTAGAAACGAAATGCGGTGTTACACCTGCGCCAACTGCAATATCAGCGTTTGTGAAAACGTCGAGTTGTTGAGTTGCGCCTGATGCATCCGATTGTATTTCATAAACTTGATGCGGATCGTCAGTAATAAACGCTTTGATATCAGTAGCTGCGTTTGATGCAACTAAGTGATTAGCAAAGGTTGGTTTACTTGTTGAAGCGTCAGTGAAAAACACACCCTGACAAGAGCCTAAAAGGACTCCATTGCTAGAAGCTGCACCTATACCAACAGTTCCTGCTGCTAAAGCGATCATAAGATCGTTTTGCGCAAAAGCTGATGCACATGCTGCTACTTCATATTCAGTGGCTGCGTTATTGTCTGCTGACGATCCAATTTTGCCTAGGGGTTTTAATCCAAAGGCTGCGTCTTGGTTTGCCATATTATTTTCTCCATTTGTTTACCAAAGGTAAACGGTTAATTTAATTCGTTGGCAAAAATTACTAAAAAATTAATTAGTCTTTTTTTGTACCACCGAAGGTTACACGGGATTGTCTATCAATATCGATAGGCATTCCTGGGTGCTGCTCCTTCATAAGGTCGTTATTGATCGCTTCGTCTTTTTCTTTTGTAAGTCTATCGAAATATTCCTTACGCGATTTAACTAACTCTAAAGATATCCTAGCCAGCAATAGGCCGCCAACTCCGATCACTCCCTTGTATTTTCCGTCACTAACCGATGGATAGTCTGTTTCAGGGTATTGGTCAGCTCTCACTAATTCATAACCTGATCTTAACATAGCTGACATGTTTTTTGTATCGTCAAAACCCATTGATTCAGCTCTTATCCATCTATGATGAAACCCATCTGGTGCAGGGGGTGCGTCTAAAGATGATGGTGGAGTCCAAACTTGTTTTTTAGTTTCTTTAACTCTAGTCTGACTCGCACGGGAAGTTTTTATTATAGTATCTGTACTCATATGCTTATGCCTCCTTCGTGATTTTTAATTGTTTCGCATACTCTTCTAATGGCACACCTAATTTTTTAGCAATTGCTACCTGTGA